AATCGGTAGTGCTGATGAATGGAAAACAAATGCAGCAAGTATGCTTGGTTTAACCATTGGTCAGCTTAACTATGCTATTATGCAATCCTTAAACACTGTTGAGGCTTTTGCCAGAATCAACGATAAATGTGATCCATTCAACATCTATCCTTTCACATCAGATGGAAAAATAATTCTTCAAGTAACTAGAAAAGATGGTGCTACAGAAGGAAAATTAATGCTTCTAACTATCGATGCATCAGGTAGCAAAACCGATAGCGTAATAAAACTTCTTAAACAACTTGAGGATAAGATTGCAGGAGAAATTGACTATGAAAAAATTGATAATTAGTATTAAGGTTGATGATGCACTAGCTGAACGGTTTGATGCAACTAAAAAAGCTTTTAGCATATCTGGTTCGGAGTTGGTTAAAAACACTCTTGAGAATTTTCTTCCTTCCAGCTCTGTGCCTGAAGATTTCATTGATCGTTGCACCTTCGATCTCATGATAAAACAAAATATTCCAATTCGCACAATTTTGCCTTATGGTGCTGCAATGTTAGGATATTTTATGGATGGTGAATTTAGGTTGAAAATTGGCTCTGAAAGGGTTATTATAAACCCATATCCCGAACATTCAATATTATGTAACATCAAAATAATTGAACGGCTGTATCAAGCTCTCAGTTTGAATGGAAAATTGTAATGACAAAATTACTAGAAGCTATAGAGAATGACAAAAGATTCTTGAAAAAAATTGCAATTTTATATATTGCAACAGGTAGCTTTACCTCAGTTGAGCATCAGTTGGGCTTTGCTGTTGGTGAAATTGAGCTTTACTTTGATGCTAATCCTGAGACATCTGACGAGTTTGATAGTGTCCTTGATGAAACGGTTAGAGTTAAAGCTCGTAGAGAAGGTTCATATAATTTATTCAAAGTTATCACCACGCTGTCAAATGTGATTGATGATGATACTGAATATGTAGAGGGTGGACCGTCGATCTCTGATAAAGTCAAGGCTGCTACTGCCCTTGCAAAGCTGATAGAAGCACCAAAATCGAAGAAAGGAGATAAGGGGGATCATCTTGATGATATACTCAAGCAGCTTGAGAACGAGAATTAGTCTTTCGTTCAATAGTTGAAGGAGGTGAATGGCCAAGCAAGATAAGGCGCAGATTCTAAAGATTTGTAAAAGCTTATCAAATAAGTATCATGATGATTTTGAAGGTTTTATAAATGATCTGATAAACTTCGATGGATTAAAACATAAGGGGCTGACTTTTCAACAGGTAGAAATATCTGAAGCCCTTATGGAAGAAAAGAACGTTTGTGTGTCTGCCGGTGGAGGGATTGGCAAATCCGCTCTAGCGGCTCTTCTTACAATATGGTTCCTACCTACTCACCTGTTCTCTCGGGTGCCAACTACAGCCCCGTCAAAGAAACAATTAAAGGATGTACTTTGGGCTGAAATAGCCTTCTGGATGAATAGGTTTAAGTACAAGGAGATTTTTGAACTCTTTTCAGAGAGACTTATCATTGCAGGATTTCCAGAATGGTATGCAGTAGCTCGAACAGTTCCAAAGGATGGGGATGCTCAAACAATTTCTGGCACCTTGGCTGGATTTCATGGTAAGGGCAAGGATGATCTTTTGTTCCTTGTCGATGAAGCATCTGCCGTAGCTGATCCAGTTTTTACTGCCATTGAAGGAGCAATGACATCTGGTGCATATGTCCTCCTTATCTCAAATCCTGTTTCTACTGGTGGGTACTACTATGATACTATTTTTGATCCTCAAGGTAAAGGTTCAGCTTATAAAGTTCTTTATTACGATGCTCGAACATCTCCTCTCGTAGATCCAAGCTTTGCCCAACGAATTATAGATCGTTATGGCAAAGATTCAGCTATGTATATCACCAAAGTTACTGGTCGTCCGACTGGTAAAACTTCTGCAGTTGTTGTAGCCCCAGAAAGATTTGATCGCATAACTACGCTCAATCGCCAACGCTTTGAAGGCCCGATCCGGATGTCTGTTGATGTGGGTGGCGGAGGTCAAAATCCTGATCCAGCCGTCTTCTGTCATAAAATGGGTAACAGTATTATTCGTTGGGATGAGTTTGGAAAATGTAATCCAACAGATGTAACTAATGAAGTTATTAGAATCTGGAAAACTAACTATCAAGGTAAAGATTTCAAGGCTATTGTTGATGGTATTGGGGTAGGAGCTGGTGTTGTTTCAAATCTACAGGCCGCGAAATTATTTCCTATAATTCCTTTCATTGGTAGTGAAAAATCAAAAGCCCCACATATGTATCACCTTAAACGACATGAGGGATTTTATGAATTGTCTAAGAATTTTGATCTTTTGCACTTTCCTGCTATTGTTCCTGAGAGACTGAAAAAAGAATTGGCAAATTTATTCTTTGACATTTCTGGTGGACCTATTAGTATGGAAGCAAAGAAGAAATTTGTGGCCCGCCTGGGCTTTTCACCTGATCACGCAGATGCTTTGATGATGGTTAACTCAGAAAGTATTGCTTCGGGTCTTGCAATGGCTCCTCATGTTCCTAAAAAACGTAGACCAGCACATAGAGTGCTAAAAAACACAGATAGATATAAAGAAAAGTATTCAAAGTTTCTAGCAATGTAAGTTATTATAAACAACTTAGGAGCATCATGAAAAATCCACTCAGCATTTTTAAAAATTTTAAGCTTTCAGCTAAAGTAGATCCTCAAGTCCCAACAGAGTTTCAAGAAGGACGAGTAAGCAGCAAAGCCGCTTCTAAGATCCTTGGTTCAGATGAATTTGATCCTTTGATCGAGGAGACTCTTTCGGAACTCACTGCTCCGGCAGGGCTTAGAAAGTTTAAGAACATGGAAGACAATGAGCCTATTATCGGGGGACTGCTTCTTAGACTTAAGAATGTTATTAAAAGTGCAAACTATGAAGTAACTGGAGAAAATGCAGATTTAGTCCAGCGCCAGCTCTCTGGACTTCCTTTTGGTATCATTGGGCTTTTAAATGATTTCTCCTCATCATTTACTTTCGGCTTTTCTCTTAATGAGAAGATTTGGAAAGTTCTTAATGGTGAAGTTACATTAATTGACCTCGCCCCAAGATATCAACTTACAATCACTGATTGGGAAAAAGAAAAAGAAAAAGTTTTCGCTAAACAGCAGACATCAAAACTTGGTGCTGTCTTAATTCCTCTTACCAAATGTGTTCATTTTACCCCCGATGCACTATGCAGAAACTATTATGGCAAATCTATGCTTCGCTGTGTCTATAAACCTTATTATTATAAAGCATCAATGGAAGCAAGTGAAGCACAAGGAATTGACAGGTCTCTTTCTGGTCTTCCGGTTCTTACTGCTCCAGAAGGTTTTGACTTTGTAAATGCTGACAGTGAGTCTCCAGGCTATGATGAAGCTGTTGCGGATACTCTTGACTGGGCAGAATCAGTTGTTTCTAAAGTTCGTAAAGATGAGATGCAGGGAGTTGTAAAACCTGCTGGTTGGGTACTTGAACTTCTTAAGGGTCAAACATCTTCAAATATTAACTCTCCAGAAGTTATCTCCCGGCTTAATGTCGAAATGGCAGTTGGGCTTCTTCAAACTTTTGCTGTTATGGGTGGTTTTGCTTCAACAAATACATCGAATATTGAAAAAATGATCTTAGATTTCAAAGAGCAATGTAATACCTACCTTAATCTTATGGAAGATGTTATTAATCGCCAGATAGTTCAAGATATTTGTGACTTCAACTTAAAAACTGCTTACCCCAAATTTCGTTTCGCATCAGTAACTGTTGAAACCATTGCTGACCTTGCATCATTCGTAGGTAGACTTGTTGCAAATGAAGTCATAACCCCAACTGAAACACTTGAAAAAGATATGCTCAGTAAAATTGATGTTCGTTATACTACAGATGATATTAAAAAGTTAAAGGATGATAAATCTCTTTAAAATTTATCTGGCTTTATTTTCAATCTTGGGCAATACTATATTATAAATGATTTATTTTTATCGGAGGCAAGAAATATGTTAAAGAACAAAAAACGCACAACTGCAATGCTACATTTAATGCAGCAGCAGTGGGCAATAGCACAAGAAGATCTTGCTACCATTATTGCTCAGGCGACAGACAACATTGAAGCATTTTTTGATGTTGGTGATGCAGCATTTGCTCCTCTTGCTATAGAAGGTGATGTTGGAAAGATTAATGTCAATGGTGTTATCTTTGGCCGTTCAAATATCCTAACGCTTCTCGGAATGGGTACTTCGATTGAAAATATCAATGCCCAATATACTGCTGCTTTAGCAAATGATAAAGTTAAAAGTATTGATTTTGAGTTTGAAACTCCTGGTGGTGAATTTCAAGCATCAATGAAATTTGCAGAAAGACTCTTTACCACTCGTGGTCAGAAACCAACAAGAGGTATTATAGATAATCAATGTGCTTCTGCAGGTTATATGCTTGCATCAGCACTTGACATTATCGAAGCTACAGATGATTCAAATCTTATTGGTGCTTTGGGTGTTATTCAATCTACACCAAAAGGTGATGATGGTGAAATTACTTTCGTTTCTTCTAATGCACCAAATAAAAATGCTGATCCAAATACAGTCGAAGGCCAGTCTATTCACCAAACTCGCGTTGATAAACTTGGCAATTTTATGATGGAAAAAATAGCTCGTAACCGAGGAGTTTCAACAAGCTTTGCTTCTGAGAACTTCGGTAAGGGCGATGTGCTTCTTGCAAAAGAGGCTATTGATGTAAATATGATTGATAATTTATTAAATTATGATGGAGGCACTATGAAATTAACAGATTTGAAGGCCCAGAATAAAGATGTTTATGACGAAGCAGTAGCTGAAGTAACTGCTCCGCTTCAAGCACAGATTACAGCATTGGAAACTTCTAATGCAGCTCTAACTGCTGAGGCTTTGGTTTTAGTCGATGAAGTTGCTGCTGCTAAAGCTTTGGTTCCGGTTACTGCTGAACCAACTCCTGCGGATATTGAAATTACAGCCCTTAAGAAAGAATTACTTACTGATAAACTTGTTGGATGCATTGAAGTAGTTCGAACTGATCTTATGGCATTATTTGGAAAAGTTCCAAACGAAATGATTACTGCACTTTCCAGTCGTTTTATTACGCTTCAGGCTAAGATTGATAGCCTTGGTGGACCGGCTGGATCAGATGATGATGATGAAATTGCTCTTAGTGCTAAGATCAAAGAGGAAGCGAAGAAATTAACTGATGGTGGTATGTCTGCAACTGCTGCCTACACTCAGGCAACACAGAAATTCACTGCATAAACTTGGCAAAAACTCAAAGCCTATAATATTTAAGGAGGCTGTATGAACAAAAATCTAAAACTTGACAACGTAATTCCAGATACTACGTCACTTGCTGATAAGGAAGGTTACGCTGTCGGTAGTAATGGAGTATTAACAACTTCTGCGGGCCAGTGGGCCTTTGGTGTTGTTTTTACAGGATTACCAGCAGATCAGGCATCAGTAGTTGTTACTGGTGGTCGCTGCAGCGCAATGTGCAATGGCGTTGCTGGTGCAATTGCTGTTGATGATGCACTAATTGCTGGTTCAGATGGTATTTTTATCAAAGGTACTGTCGGTACACATGATATTCGCGCTCATGCAAAAGAAGCTGTTACTAGTCGTGCTTTTGCTGATATCGAATTAATAAGCGTTTAAGGGGGTAAACATGGCTAAAGGAAATTGGTATGACCGAGTTACCTCTGAATTTGTACAGAATGTTGCAAATATTTATTTGCAGGAAAGTGGTATCCCGGCATTCAGTGTTTTTCCAGAGATTTCTTCACGGAAACTTTCTGGTAAAATTGCAGAATATGATAAAGACGATTGGTTTTACATCGGAAATGTTGCGGATTATCTGCGCTCAGGTGCGACAGAATCTGCTGGCGATGATTACGAAACCTCAAAACAGGATTACACCTGTCTTCAGTATTCCTTTCATAAAGATGTTCCGAAAGAAGAAGCTGATGAGTATGATAATCCTTTTGCTCCGGTTGAAGATGCATCTCGGTTTGTTGTTAATCGTCTTCGTCGGGTAATCACAAAACATTTGGTCGATACATATATTGCTTCCGGCGTTTGGGGAACTGATATTGTTGGTGGAGTTGACTTTACCAAATGGTCAGATGCTGCTTCTACCCCGATTGCAAATGTTTTGCTGTGGAAAGAAACAGTACATAAAGTTACTGGCTTTTCTCCAAATCGGCTGATCGTGTCCCCTGATGTTCATAGAACTCTTCGGACAAATGTTAATATTCTGGCTCAGATGAAAACCACATCTGACAAAGAAGTTACCAAGGGTCTTATTGCCAGACTGTTTGAAGTTGACGACTACGTTGTAGTTGATACTGTCAACTCCGGTGCAACTGGTTATATGATTGATAACAGATTTTTGCTGATGTATACTCCAAGTACTCCGTCAAAG